TTTTTTTACATTGAGGATGACAATCTTCACTATTTAAAATGAAAAAAGCTGTGACTTAGACTTTTCGCCTAGTTGTCACAGCCCCTTATTTAGTTTGGGGAATCATTACCTATGAACGTCTGCTTTACATAATACATCGTGGCAGCTATCACCATGACAATATCCTTTGTTTTCAGTTTCCGCAGGTCCTCTTCAGTGATCTTCGGAAACATATCCTTCAGGAGTTCCTTTATCATCTGCATCTTACTTCTTACGATTCGGAAAAGTGCTTCAGTAGCTTCTTCCTCCGACATCTCTCCCATATCTTCGACCTGTGAGATGATTGAAATCATATCTTCCACTGTCCCCCATCGTAGATCATAGTTATCACAGGTCAGCGTTTTTTCTACTTCCTGATGCTTGTTATATATCTTCAGTTCCATAATGATCCTTCCTCTTCTTTATCCTTCAGACGCTAGCGGCTTCAATGTATCACAAGTTGTCACCTCGTTAAAGAAAGTCTTCAGATCGGCAAGATTGTCCGATTCATCAACGACCAGTGCTTTCTGCGTCTTCCCTTTTTTCGTGAACTTATGAATCGTATTGATACCGGTGATCACGAGGCTCTGCCCGGAGCTGTCTGTATCGGCGCCCTTTGCCTTACTAGATTCTTCCGGAATATTCGCCGAACACTTATATCGCCAAACATACCGCTTCGTATCGTCTGTCTTATTCAGAATATATCCTAAAGCAAAATATGCCTGTTTGACTGTTCCATCGTCCATCAGTGCACCAGTCGCGGGATCAACATCCTTTCCGATGATCTCTGCCTGCGTAGCAATATCTAACGCCGGCACCGATACTGTGATCGTATCAGCACCCTCTGCTTTGATAATCAGAGCAATCTTGTTATCGTATGGCTTTGAAGCACTCGCTGTTTCTGTTGTTTTTGATATCTCTGCAAGAGGTGCCAGCATTTTCACCTGTCCTGTTTCATATTTTTCAATCGAATCTTCTGTGATCATAGCATAACAAAGATTCTCACAACCTCTAAATTCCTGAACTGTTTCCATCGTCCATCCTCACTTTCTTTCTTTTTTGTATATAGAGGGCATTCATCCCTCTTCCTGTATGTGATTTTTCGTCGCTCATCACGTCATATCCTTTTCCATCTATGATAAAGCCATTCCTGCGCAGCAACTGAATCACCAACAACGGAACCTCATTGGCAAGCGTAGGATCTGATGAATAAAAGTTGATATCAAAGTCCCAGATACAGGCATCCGGAGTATTATCATAGAATGTTGCATCTTCCGTACTATTGTTCCATACGGTGAAGAAGGAAGGTGGGTAGCTTTCTTCTTCTGACATCGATCCCTGTAGTCTCACCGGATATCCGAATGTCAATAATAATGCTTCAAGTTCATCTTTCATCTTATTTCCCCTTCTTTGCGGATATTTGCAGATGGCGTCGTATGACTACCTCCTGTACTTCTTTTATCCTTTTCTTCATCTTTGATCCGCGGAATGCGTTATATAGCTGTTGGTCCTTCTTTATCTTCGGTGTTCCATACATCAAGAAGATGGATGCAAGACCACCGTCACGGATCTTGAATCCGACGTTCATCTCCGCTTGCATACCACTCCATTCCACAGATGGCTTATCAATAAGTGATTTCTCGGTATCACCGGTAAGATGATGCTTTTTGATCGCTTCGGCAGCTTCTTCCGTGATCATCCCATGCACCTTTTCCAGACATTCATTAACAGCCGGTTTGATATCACCGCTAATCTCATCGAGACGTTCCAGCAGATCTTTGAAACCGGTAAAATCACATGACATCTTATTGCTCATGGTTTTCCTCCTATAGCTTTCACTTTGAACTTTAGGAACTGATGTCGCATATCGATATCCTCTGGTGTTTGGATGATATCATATGTCTTTCCTGTTTCATATACGTAGATCTGACAGTCTGCCGTGATATCCGGCCGGTACCATGTTTCTATGATAGCTGTGTCAATGATCGTCACGATACCATTCGATACTGATTCCGAACCACCAAAGGTACGGAAACTTGCGGATATCCGCATGTCCTCTTGGACTTCTTCCGGTTTCGGATATGTCTTAGTTGCGACCATCTTTACCGTTTTTGTATATGGCTTCAGTATCAGCATCGAAACTGTGAACGGATCTCTTGGTCTATACATCACCATCACCCTTTTCAAAGCTCAGCTGCATAGCCCTTTCCTTGAAGTATGGTGACAGCTGTCCGGAACCACTGCCATAGTTCCATAGATCCGCAACGCCGCGGGCGATCACCCCGAAGGATGCCGGCGAATTGATCACACGCTGATCGATTCCGGCACTCTTCAGGTAAGCTTTCGCTTCATCGATATAGAATGATATCGTACCATCCTGATAGGTACCGGTAACACCGAGTGCTGTCTTTACCTTTTCAAGGATCAAAGCATCCTCCATGGACGGTCACTCCCTTCCTATCCCTGAGAAGGGACAGATTTCTTCAGCAGATAGATATATGCCGGATCCAACACCTTACCGTCATTCACGACCAGCGCCTTATCGACATACTGATTCGTTTCATGATCGAAATATCTCATCAGCGTAAATTCCATATTGGAATTGATTGCATAAGCCATCTCCGGAACCCAGAACATACCAAAGTATTCTCCATCCGCGCAGCTGTCGAAGTCTTTGAAGATATCTTTTTCTACACGATTCACCTCGTATTCGTTGAATTTATGCAGCTTGTCGCTAGCGTCAAATCCAGCTTTTTTGATCGGCTGTCCTGATGTATCCTTCATCGTGCAGAGATTGCTGACATATGTCTGCTTCGCAATCACGAATTCCGGACGTTCTTTTTCCATTGCCATAGGGATTTCCGCAAACAGTTTCTTTTCCCATGCTGTCCAGTCACTGATATCGTCTGCAGTAAACGCAATGATGTTCGCTGGCAGGATGCGGCTTCCGCTTTCCTTTTTTGCTTCGGTCAGGATACCTTCCATCTCATTGTTTGCCGGAACTCCGGAGATGATCTCCTTATCCATCGCTTCTACATATGCTTTCGCAATTACTTTTCCCAGTTCAGTTTCAAATGCAGCAGTCTCCAGGATACTTTCCAGCAATGTCTTTGCGATTCGGATCTCACCGATGTTATATCCAAACTGGACATGCCCGGTAGTCTTTCCGCCCTTCTGGCGGTCGCTTACCGTACCTTCTGTAATTCGTTTGAAGGTTGCGCCGAATGCTCCGATCGGATATTTCATTCCGCCCTTGACATTTGTTTTCTTGACTTTTGTGTACAGCTGTCCGCGGACTTTCTCCACTTCTGTGATAAATGTCTGCATGACTGTGACCGGGATCACGACGCCCAGGTCTTCGCTGGTGTTCGCAGCATTTGCGCGAGTGATCAGGACCTCATCCATCTCACCTGTACGGAAATATTTCTGGAATGCCTTTCGATATTCCATCGTTCCTGTTGGACCCGCTTCACGTTCCTCATCAGCAGCTGCTGCAGCTGCGCCTCCTGCATTCAACCCATAGCTTGCAAGTGGGTTGAACCCTCGCTGTTCTCCATTTCCTGCATCGCCCTCATCATCAACAGGCGGCAGGGACCGAATCTGTTCATTCACGGATTCGATCTGCTCCTCCACAGCATCCAGACTTTCATTGATCGCTTGGCGTTCCTCCTGCGTTTCAGCTGCAACTAACGACGTGCGGAGGGTGCTTCTCTGTTCTCTAAAATCATTCAGAAGGTTGTTCAAATACTCTTTGATGTTCATATTTTATTTTCCTTTCCTGTACATACGTACCAGTGCTTTCGCTCTATTCATGCAGATCGTTTCTTTCCTGCTCAGCGACTGTTCTTTTTTTGCGTTTTCGAACGCCTGACGAGCTTCATCGCTGCTTTCTTTATCTCGCAGCGATATATCTGTTTCTTCATAAGCCGGCCATGTCACGCCTGACACTTCCATCACGACAGATATCTTTTCGATATATCTTGTTGGATGTTCAGAATCCAGATTATCCCAACGCTGTTTGCGAATCCCGAACATGAAGGACATGCCGCATATATCTCCCCTGTCCACAGCAGAACAGAATTCTCTTGCTGTCCCATTGTTTACGACATCCACACCTGCTCGTATCGCCATACCATTGACATCGACACTCAGCTTCATCGTGCTGTTTATATTGTCTTTTCGACTTCTTGCCATCGGTATCATGCCGGTCATATGATTAACTAAAAAGCTCACATCCGTAAGGTCTGTTTCGTCCAACGCGCCACGACAGATCACCTCATCATACCAGCCCATATCTGTTTTACTTTCATATACGATCGGCCTCCCTACAATGACGCGCTCATTTTCGGTTTTCCCCTCTTCTGAACGCACTTCACACATATAACTTCGTCTTACAAATTCATCCATCTGTTTTCACCGCCTTTCCTATTCTTCTATCTCTTTTTCGCCTGGCTTTTTCTTAGTCAGCTGGTACTCTCTGGCATATTGCGTTTCTATCCAGTTCAGTGACTGCATGCGTTTACCGATCAATTCTTTATCTGGCGCATATCCAAATGCAACACGTTTTTCGTTTTCCCATAATGCACCTGTCTGACCAAGCTCTTTCACAACTGCCAGTGTCTGAGCAGTATCTGCAAATATCAACTCGCGCATGAAGAATATGATCTTATTCTTATAGCTGCCTGCCTGCTGCTTCGTGAACGACTTTTTTGTGAAGCCCTGCGAAGCCGATATTATGATCGGTTCCAATGCTGCCTGGTAAAATGATGCATATTCTTCTGTTTTGTAACTCCCCAGAACGATATTTGCCGGAACGTGCCAGTTACGCATGATCTTATTATCAAGGAATTCCAGCGTAGCTTTATCCACAAGTTGCATGTTTCTCGACAATGGTGTATATACGGCTTTCGTGTCCATTGGCATGATCCCACTTTCAGATTTCAAAAGTTTTTTTTCAAATTCTCTGATATTCTCCTGCATCTGGTCATCATCCCGCATAATGTTATACTGCACGATTCCATTTATGGCGCATGATATCTTCATCGCTTTTCGCACCCCATCCAGCAGATCATCATTGATACCGATCGTCTTTTTAATATGTTCCTGATCGGGTTGTCCAAACTCATTCCCACCCATGAGATCATTCTGCGCAAAATGTGTCCTTAAATGGATGATGTTATCATATGGTACTGTAGATTCATAACCACTTCCGAATCTCATTTTCAAAAACATTTTTCCATTCGGCGCCTCCATGAATGTGACCTGTTTGGGGTTCAATGGAAAGTAACCTGTGATACTTCCTTGTTCATTTCTTCGTATATAGATGAATGCATTGTATGTAAGCAGGAGCATCCACGCCCACTTTTCGATAAACTCGCTCGTTGTCATGAGTGGGTTTGGATCATCTAGTACTCGCTGAAGTTCCCCATCTACAGGCACAGGATCAAATCCTTCGTATCGTACATGTGTAGGATTCAGTTTTTTTAATTCATTAACGATACAATCCAGCGTTTGCTGCACGACATCATTCGTATATATATTCTGTCCATGTCCCGAATATATAGGCGTGATACCATTCAGCATCGTTCCATAATTTAATTTCGCCGGTGTCTTCTCCACGCCGAACATCCCCGACAGTACTTTCAATATCCCCATGCACTCACCTCCGGTTCTTTTTCACATACATCATGTAGTCCGCACGATTTCTTCTGTAAGTCTCGTTTGTTATGACCATACTTACAGCGCCATCTATTTTCTTACCTGGCATATTCTTTTCTTTCACAAGCATGATGTGTCCGGTGTCCCACACCTGGACACATGCGTTTTTCATATTCCATCTATCAATAGGGTTATTTCCGTAAATGATCAGTTCCTGTCGTATTTCTTCTTCAGTGACTTTTGTCGGTGTGCTCATGACGAAACGATTTTGCGGTATATTTTCATATTCGATATCATATTCATCTAAGCGTTTAAGAAATTCCTTGGAAAATTTCTGATCATATCCACATTTTACTGTCCATATTCCGTATTCTTTATATAGTTCATTGAACCAGTCTGCTACGATCGCCACATCGACCTCTGTGTCATCTACGATTCGCAAATATCCATCCTTGGCCCATTGTCTGTATTCAGCTCCTGCAAGCTTATCATCACTGTTATCCAGCTTACTAATGGGAATCCAATACATAGAAATAAAATATTTCCGTTTATCTTCAGGAAGCATGATCAACGCCTTCGCGGAACATAAGTCTGTTGTTTCTGCCAGATCGACACCACCAATACAGAAAAAACCTCTGAAATCTTCTATATCATATCCCGTATCATAATCTAACTGTTCCGGAAGTAGCCAGGTCGTCGCTTCGGAAACTTTAAAATTGAAGTCTTTTGATAAAACGAACATCCTATCAGACTTGCTTAGTCGCGCTTCATCCACTCGGTCACGCAGATACGACCATTTTTTTACAACGCCTATAGATGGATTTGATTTCTCCCATGCCGGATTGATCCCCTGTTCATTTGTTTCCCATACTTCGCTTTCACTGTCTTGAGTATAGAGCCATGGGAGTTTTCTCTTTGCACTTTCTCGGCTATCCTCCCGTCTATTGATCCTGTAATATTCCTCCAGCGTTTTATCCAGGAATCCATCTGCGACGAAGCCCTGTGAACCAAACATGAATATCTTATAATTGTCTTTCGTACTTGTTGACTGCTGGATAGGCTTGTATATCCCATCATCTAACAACGCCCATATCTCATCGATTCCGGCCATGTCGATATTACGGCCTTCTTTGTTACGACTGGAATCCGATAACTTCGATAAAAAATTATTATTGAATTTGCATTTAATACCTTTCTGATTCCGCCATGTATCTAAACTTTTCGGATCGATGATGAGGCGCATCGTATCGATAGACTGATAGCACAGATCAGCAATCGCATCATTTGTCCCGGAACAGATAATGTTCGATCCCGGTTGTCCGAGAAACAATTCAGCCAGTTCTAATGCGGCAATCAGTTCCGTTTTCCCACCTTTTCGCGTGATCAGCATAAGGATTTCCTGAAATCGGTCAACCCAATCGTTTGTATCGATCGACATCATCTTAAAGCTATATGCAGCTTCGATGAATGCTTTTTCCCAAAGCATCAAGATCATAGGTTTTCCGTAGAAAGGGCTCTTTGTCAGTTTCACGCAGTTTTCGATGAAATCGATACGGATATCAGCATCTGCTGTATCATAACAATATTGCGGATCATCCCATTCTTCAATGAGGTGATCTAATTCCGTTATCATATCTACGCCGGCTATGTTCTCGCCTTTTCGTATGGCTTCCCGATACTTCCACAGCCAGGTATTTTCTTTATGCAGCCCTGTTTTTAAACCACTTGCGCAGTTCACTGTCATCTCCATCATCATTCTTATTCATCGCAGAACGCAGTACCTTCATCGAGTTGTTATATTGCTGCAGCATCTCTTTGTACTGCTTTGCTGCCGGCGTAGCTTTCTGCCGGTTTGGATCTTTATCCGATATCCGTATAAATGGCAGCTTCCGCAAATTGTGTAACATCTCTTCCAGAAAAACGATATCATCGATCAGTGGCTCCATCATGCTTCTTGTCGCATCATCCGGCAGCTGCTCAAGCAGTTCACTTTTACGTTCCATCCTGTCGACTCCCTTCTTTTCCGCATATCCTGCAATCAATAAAAACTACTTTTGAAATTCTCGGAAAACTTCTTCAAAAATCTCATTTTTTCGCTTTCGGTGAATTTTGTGAATCCCTTACAGTCCCTTTTCAGCTTCAGTGAATCTCTGACCCGGGGGGACTATCTTCTTTTCATGCGTTCGACTTGCAGTTTATGATTCAGTGACATCAGATCGAACACATACTGCTTCCCGTAGCTCTCATCCATTTCTGTTCGTTCTAACTGTTCCTGTACCAGATCGACCAGCATGTTAAGCTCGATCATATCCAATGCAACACCATATGCAGCACACGCACCACGCTCCGGCACCTGCAATCCCAGCGGCGGCAATGGCTTGCTTTGTATGCAATTTCCTGTCTGCTCATTCGCCTGTGCAGCCAGTGCCTTATCTACATAGTCAAGCAGCGTTTCCGCTGTCTTACGATTGATCATGATTGCGTCGATCGGTTGCTTTTCTAACATATCGTTCAGCCAATTCAAATCCGCAGAACCTTTCACTCCATCCTTATATCTCATATAACTTCCTCCTTAAGTCGTATACATGGAGAACCACTCCTCTATGTACTTTATAGTTTCTTCTGCGTTACTACGTTCTTGTGCCCGTGCTTTGCATGTATCCTTGTCAACATCAATGAATATACCAGATGCATTCAATCGTGTCTCAAGACGTTGACGCTCCATTGCCATTGGTAATCCTGCAATCACATATGCATTTTCCCATTTACCTGTCCGATACTTGATCTGCTCATACAAACAATCACGTACAGCGAAAGCATTCATCTTCAGTCTGTCAGGCTTTATGTATCTATCGTTTACGGTTATCATCTGATAGATGCTGTCCATATCGACAATGAGATCATTCGGTCCTGCATTGGTTTGAACGAATGTTGTCTTACCTCCGCACGGTGGACCATAAACGATATATGCCTTGCGATATCCTTCTTTTCCGAATCTGCGATGTATCTCGTTGTGACATTTAAAATGTACTAACACGATCAGTTCCGGATTCAGTGATATCATGTAATCGTTGATATTCTGGTCTGTAAGCTCCTTCTTATGGTGCGCGACCATATCATACTTTTTAACGATAGGTCTTCCGCAATGCTCACAATAGACCATCCCATCGTCTGGATTCTTTCGTTCATTGGTTAGATATTCTTTCAAGCTATTAAACTCATCTGAATTATAGAATTCTTTCTTATTTTTAAACATTACGCTGTCCTCACCCACTTGTATACTGTGATGTACGGTTGCAGGTTGTTATGCGCAGCTCCTCCTCCAGCATTGTTGTTCGTTGCGGTTGTTGCGTTATTACTTGCGGTATTACTACTTACATTCACTGTATGTGAGTGTGCTCCTCCTGAATTGATAGTCACGCTGTGGCTATGGCTTCCTGCGCTTTGTGCCGCAGTAGTAGAAGTACCGTCATAATCACTCGACCATCCCATCGTAGCCCACTTACCACCTGTACCGCCTGGCACTTTCTGTCTCGTATACATCGTATGAGCATGGCTTCCTGCGCTCCCGGTTGACCCTGAGTGAGTATGGCTTCCTGCCGACCCAGACGAAGCACTGTGCCCATGAGCATTCTGAGTGTGATTATGTGATTTCTGGCTATGTGTATGTATTGGCATCTCGTTCACTGTGGTTGCGTGTTTCTTTTCCCCGCCAGTCTTTTGCACCGTATCGAAATCTGCATCATTCTCATCGACGCCGACCGTGACACGCCCTTTCCCAAAACGCTCCCATATACCGCCGAAGTATTCTGCTGGGTTGACATTGCGGATACTTTCAAAAACTGAACCGATCGGCCAGCTTTCGCTGGCCTGCTCCGAACGTTTTGAGATGCTGAAGAATGATGCGTCTAATTTGCAGATTGCTGCATCCTGATCCGTTATCGTCACAAGTGTTCTGAACTCTACATATCCAGTATTTCCTTCATTACTCAACAAGCGCACTTTCATCGTTCCCGCTGTATACCACAAGGTTTTATCTATCTTATAATTCAGATATCCTTCTTCTAGCTGTAAGACCGGGCTAGTGGTTACGTTTCCAGATCGGTCAGTTACTTCCACTCTCAGATTCGTTTTCTGTGATGGTAGAGGTATTAGAAATAGGATCAATTCATTCTCATCACTTGCAGAGTTGCATGAACCGTACTGATTGGTATCCGCAAAATATATACTGACGATATTCCTCATAAAAATTTCACCTCGTTACACATCGCGTTTATACACTCCGTTTACTTTGCGGAATATATCTGTTGCTCGTAAGTATCTACCATTAACCTTCTTATAGATATTGTATCTTTGATACCTTCCATTGACTTTTAAGAATATATGCCCTGCTGGCTCCGCCGGCGTTGTGATGGTCACACCAAAGACCCCTGAATACCTTCCCAATTTATCCAGAATACGACAATTGACTGTATACCTTGTTTTCTCTTTCAGCCCTGTGTATGCTTTGCTGGCTGTTGTTCCGGAGGATACCCATGAACCGCCATTGATCTGCCATTCAAATCGACTTATTCCTGCCGCAATACTGTATCCGTATGCTGATACTGTGAAGCGATCGAACAGCAATCCTGAATAGGATAATGATCCCGCGACCGGTGTTGCCGGAAGTGTCGTGGCTGTGACACTTGCTACACCCGAATCAGTCCCATAGTTATCCCGTAATAGAGCCTGTAGTGTATACGAAGTACCAGGAGAAAGTCCTGTAAATGTTCTTGTCGATCCAGATCCATTGCTGGACCAACTCCCGTCAATAGAACGTTTGAAGAAATATGCTCCCCATGTAGCTCCATAACCTCCGAATCCAAATCCGCTCACCTGTACGGTGATAGAATTTATCGTTACCGCTGTAACTTTGATCGACCCGGCAGATGGTGCCGGCGGTTTTGGTGTCGTTGCACCAGCAGAAGCAGAAGATCCCCATACTTCGTTGTAGTCTCGGCGAAACTGGACCTCTATCGTATGGTAAGTGTTAGGCGAAAATCCGCTAAACGTTTTGCTCATAGATCCGCCATTAGTTACAGCAAGAGCTGAAGAAGGTGTGAAATTTGTCCATCCTCCACCATCTATCCGATAGCGCCCTAATGTTGTTTTTACATTTGAGCTTATCACGCAGGTTATAGCGTTTTGTGATACTGATGATACATATATTCCAGCAGACCCTCCGCTGCGATCTATGGATGGAACAGATATCGCAGCGGTCTTCCATCCACCTGCCGGTGTATGATAACTGCCACCTAAACCGACATCACAATATCCATGGACATAGACCGGGTTATTGTTCGGCGTTCCGCTTCCATTGTGTCCAATCGTCCACGTCTTATCATAAAGGTCAATAGTCTGCGAGCCACCCCCTCCAACATTGATAGCTTTTGTCTGTGTACCTCTGATATCTGATCGTACACCGATACCTACAGTCCCAGCTGCATTATTGCAACTATAATATGAATTTACAGATGTTATCCGTATCCGCTTAGCAGTAAATGTGGTAGTGTTCGCTATGACATTCTTCATCATGGTATATTCTACTTCTATCTTGTAATAGCTGTTATTCCATACCTCTTTCCATGCCATATTACTGCTCCAACTTTAGATAAAAGTCTCCGTCTTTTCCGACGGAATTATCTGGATTTGCAGTACCAGAACGGAATACCGGAAGTGCTGCCAGTTTTGCATCGATTTCCTGTTTCGTGTATACCGTATCCTTTGCTGCAGCTTCTGCAAGACTATGATTATCCTTAAATCCGTTTAGCTTATCTGCCATATCCATCATCCTTTCTTAAAACATTTTTTCTTCATCCATCTTTTTTCGATGTTCAAATTCTTGTTTCTTCAATTCCAATGTCTGTGGATCCGATGTCCATCCTGCTTCCTTGTCCCAGTGTTTCAACAGTATGAGATTTGATGTCGGGTCGGGAAGGACATGTTTTTCTGATATCTTAGTTTTTATAAGCTTTGGTTGTTCCAGTGCTTCTACATCGATACCATTCTCCAGCAATATTTTTTTTACGGACTTATCGAATTCAATCCGTTCCACAGTCTTCTCTGTCTCGGTGTACGTAAATCCAATAGCCCGTTTAAACATCGCACATTTCAGTTCCTGTACGGTACTGATACGGCTATTTTTGAGCAATTCCGAAAACTCCGGAATTTTCAAATATTCATAGAAGGCACTCTTTCCTATTCCGAGTGCCTTTATCAATTCTTTATCAGTTGCTCCCTGTCTACACCACTCGGCTATTTCTTTAAATCTGGGAAGTACATGTGTTTCGTACTTACTTTTTCTTCCAGAATTTTTTCTTGCCATCGGTGGTTCCGTAGGCGATGTAACGTGTCGTTCCTGTGCTTGCAGATGTGTAGACCAGCCAGAAATATCCATCCGCTTCTTTCACGGATTCATAATTCAGCACCATGCCCTTATCGTAATACAATCCGGTCTCTCCTTTGCTGAGAGATGCGCTATTACGCACACGGATACGATCTACGGTAGCAACCATCGTTCCAGATGCAGCAATTCCAGCCTTCTGTGCCGGTGTCTTTTTTGCCGGCTTTTTGACGTAATCATTTGCTCGCAAAGCCCCGAGTGACCCAGCATACGGCATCGTGATCACATTTGCCACATTGCTGCCCTGATTCTGTCCAAGGAATTGACCTGTCCCGTCTCCATTATCTGACAGATACATCGCAATATGTCCGTCTGGTGCAGCTGCGCACTTACCCCAGATACACCAGTCTCCTTCCTGCATGTTCTGTGTCTCCACAAACTTTTTCAGGATACCATTCTTCTTACGGTCATTCCACAGATCTGGTACATATCCAGTCGTTGTGCAGTTATAGATTGGATATTTCATCAGCTGACAAAAATATGCGAATAGATCCCAGCACTGTGCGCCGAATGCGCCGTCTACATCATAGGCCTTACCTTCGACCCTCTTCTTAAATTCTTTTGCTGTCATATGCTTCCTCCTATTTCTTTTTTGGTAACTTGTGTACCTCTCTTAACATGACTTCTACTGTGCCGTTCCCGCCTAATGCTTTATATGGACCGTTCAAATATTCTAGTTCCTCTAAGTCATCAGACGTGACATATTCGCGATTGATCATATACTCACACTTCTGTATGATCCTATCGTGCAGGATGGCTTTTATACCATTCTGTAGAGCTATGATGTATTTTAATATCCAAGCAAACATAGTCCCGAGAAAAATTAAAATAGCCCAGTAGTCTTTGACGAATGTAAGCAACTCCATGCAGCTATTTTCCTTTTAACTGCTTCATTACTTTATCTGATGCCTTTGCTTCACGTGTAAATGAATTATTCTTCCACCATGAAATAAGTGCAGCTGTAATTGTAAAGCCTGCTGTCGCTAGCTGATAAACTGTATCGTCAGCAATACCAATGGTGCCCTTTCCGCATACAGCAAGAAGTTGATTGACAAGTGCGATGAACAGGCAGACTGTTCTAGCAATCGTTGCCGGTTCAACTCCTGATCCTTCAGGCTGGATAACTTTCTTTTCTTCTTCCATTGCTTTTTCTCCTTTTCTTCGCGGAACAGCTGTTCCGTTCAATGCCAGAATCATAAGCGAAATATTCGTTTTTCACAATACACAGAAATATCCTTACTTTTATCCCTTTTTTCTGCTTTATTTATCCCTTTTTATTCCCTGCTTTTCTCCTGTTTTTATCCATCTCCATAAAAAAGGGGCTGTGACAACTAGGCGAAAAGTCTAAGTCACAGCTTTTTTCATTTTAAATAGTGAAGATTGTCATCCTCAATGTAAAAAAAGCGTATAT